ATCTTCAGAATTATCAAGCGGTGCAAGCTGAGTCATGTCATCTTGCGGTTGCTCCGCACCAATGACCTGCTCAAGCCTGTTTTCCAGGGGCGACGATGGAACTGCCATTTATTTTGCTCCCATTTTTTTTACCATTGACTTGGTTGTTTTAATGGTACTCGACGCACCAGGAACCATACCAAGAGCCGCAGCCCCACCTTCAATCGCAGCACTGACTGGCTCACCAGCCTGGACATCTTGCACAGCACGAACAGCACCCCTAGCAGCTTCCTCAGTCTGCATGGCAGTCCCAATGTAAGGCAGTATGTCAGCAACACCCAAAGTTATCGGAAGATTACTGGATGGGCCACCCATCAATGTCTGGGCTTGCTGTCGGGCTTTGTATCTGTCCATGCCAAAACGCTCAAAGCCAGCTTGTAAGAACTCAGCCATGCGCTCACGCATAGTCGGGTCATACTCCTGCATCATTGCAGGGTTTTCCCCAGTGTATCCACGCTCGGGCATCTTTGTTGCACCGACTTCTGCAACCACGACAGGCTCATCTGCGGGAGTAGGATATTGCCTCTCCAGCAGGTATTCAGCGTATCTATCAAAATTGATGCTCATTCTCAGTCCAATCTGATCTGGTTTAGATCGTCAAGGTTTTTCTTGATGCCATTGATATAGCTCTCAACATCTTCCTGCTGCTGCTTGGTAAACTTGTTTTTTACCATTGCATCACGCAAGTCTTGAGACATATCTGTCATCTCATCAAAACGAACACCCAGCTTTGGGCCGTATGTGTCGTTCAGATATTTAATGTTGTTCTCAATACGATCTGACTGTTTGCTTTGGCGGCGCTTGTTCACCAGCTTTTCTGCAACATCATCAAGCTGTGGGCGCAAGCCTTTACGACCGTCAGCCTCCCACTTCTTTACAGCGGTGTCATGCTCAATCCGAGCCTTGTCCAGAAACTTGTAGAACTCCTCTTGTTGGCGAGCACTGATATTCATTGAGCCAGGAACCAGCTTGGCAACGCCACGAGCAACACGCTCCACGCCTTGTTCTTCTCTGCGTCTTGCTGGGTCAATGGCGTTGTATAGGTCAACACCCTGACGGATGGACACACCATTGCGTGACATAGAGTCTTGTAACTCGGACAGGTTGCGAACCATGCCGTTGTTAATCTCATCACGAACACGCATTTCACCCAAGAAATTGCGCGGCGCAGCATCTTCCCGAGCCTTGGTTAGCTTCTCAACATGGGAAATACTAACGGCTTTCGGATTGGCAATGGCAATGGCACGCAACTTATTCAGGTCAGCAGGGCGACCAAAACGCATATAGTCGCTTTCCAACTGGGCTGCATTGCGCTGATCTTGCTCAAGTATTACAGCCTGGTCATCTTTGCGAGCGGCTTCTTTCTCGTTTTCAATACGGCGAATCTCCGTACGCATTGCCGACTTCTGGGCTGGCGTGAGCGCCATCAAGATTTCACTGTATTTGCCAGTAACAGCTTTTGTCTGACCATCTGGCGTAGTTGTCACAATCATGCCGTTTTGGTTGATGCTCTTGAGAATCTGCTCCTGAGTAGCACCAAGCTCACCCTTACCAGCAGCCGTAGAGATAACCTCAGACATTGTGGCAAACAAGTCTTCGTTAAAGCGTTTCTCGTACACCTGGGCAGCTTGCAGTCCACCCATAGCATAAGCACGCTTTATGAATGACTGACGCTCTAGGTCAATCCTCTGTTGTAGCGTAATCGGCGTTTGCGTCTGCGGGTCAATGTACGACCCGTTTTCGATTTCACGGCGCAATAGCACTTGACCATTTTTGTAATCTTCGCTAATCTTGAGTAAGGATAGTTCCTTGGCTTTCTGGACTTCGTACTTGTATGCAGAAGCAACAGCAGTGTATCCGTGAGCCGCCGATGTAGCGCGGAATTTCAGCGCAGCTTCGCCATCAACGGAAGCAAGACTTTTGCTGAATCCGTCAGTCATGGCATTTAATTCACGCTGGACTTGCTCAGAAGTTACCAGGCCATTCTCAGCCTTGACAATTAACTCAGCAGCCTTCCCGCGCACCTCTTGCTCAAACTCACCAGCAAGCTGGAAACTACGGGCTTTCTTTACTGCCTGGTCATACACGCTAAAAGCAGGGCCAGAAACCAACCCAGATGTATCGCCATTTTTGGCGGCATTGATCTGCTCAATAGAGGGCGGGTTCTGTGCAGCATACTGCATCCCAGCCTGGGTTTGGAATTCGGCAGCTTCGCGGTACAAGATATTGCCGATCTTGTCCAAAGCAGAAGATATGGCAGAAACACCCTGAGCCTCAACGCGAGGCGCAACATATTCAACACCAGTAGGACGGGGAGGCTCAATAGGCGCTGTGCCTACGCCTCTTAGCTGGATTTGGCCTGATTCAATTCTCGTCGCCATTTTTTAATCTCCAGATGTCCCAGTGCCGCCATAGAATTTATCAAGCGTTGGCCCAAATTTTCCAGTTGATTGCGGCAAGTTGAATGTCTTGGCAAATTCCAATCCAGACTTGGCAATTTGGAAGTCAGACAAAATACCACCAGTTCTGCGTGCCGCAGCGCCAGCTTGCTCGTATTGACCAGCTTGTTTCTTGGCTGATGTTACAGCAATCATTCCTTGCAAACCAGTGCTTTCAACCAGAGCAGATGCGTCCTCAAAGCCCATGACTTTTGCCAGCACAGAGTTGTAGTCTGCAACGGCAACATCGCGCATTGTGGCTGAGATGTTTTGTTGCTGGAGTTCTTCAACAGAGCCCTCAATAGCCACACCCCTGGCGGCAGCACGAGCTCTGATTGATGCGTTTGTTGCTCGCATATTCTTCAGAAGCTGGTTGCCAGCAGCCTGGTAGTTCATTGATTCAAGCTCAGCACGCTTTAGAATCCGTCCGGCCTGGACAGCGGCAATGTCATTGGCAAGGTCTGCCCGCAGTTGAGTTGTCTCAAGCGTGTTTCGTGCTTGCAAGATGTAGTTTGTCTGCTGGTAGATTCCAGCAGCTTCTTGCATTTTTGCTTGCCCAGTTCCAACCAAAAGGTTAGATAGAGCGTATAAGTTTCCAAGTGTTACTGGGTCAGCCATTATGTGCCTCCATGTACGGCAACACGATAATCAAGCCCAAGAACCGTCATCTTGAGGGGCAGATTCTGTGTGATTTCAATCGCTTGTTCGCGGCTGTATCCAAGGATTCCATTGACCCGTTTGATTCCTGTGTATGTCGGAACAGGCTCATCGGTCAGCGAGCTACCAAAAGCCCTGAACGGAACATCCTGGTTGTTGATAATCATGTGCTGTGAATCTTTTACAACCACATTGACTTCAACAATACGCTTCTTGAATCCAAGGCGACTTCCAGTCTGCAACTTCAGTTCAACTGGCATCGTCTTGATATAGACCGTGATTGGCAAACCAACCTCATAGCTTGTTGTGCTGGCTCGGTCAAATGTGACAGAACCACCGCTACTAACAGTCTCATTACCCTGCGGCACACCATCACAGATCACATTTAGGGATTTTCCTATATGAGGCAAGCTGGTTGCCGTGGATGCTGCACCGCCAGAGAAATAGCAATCTGTGTATCCTGACTCATTGAATTGCTCAATGAAGTACCGAGCAGTTCCATTGAATGTACGCTTGACCACAGAATAAATGCTGGTCACATCAACGCCAACATCCTTGAATTCGCCATCAGTAGTGAACTCAGATGGGGATGTGATCTTCTGGCTACGCAGCAAAGAGAAGACAGCCATAGTGCCATCTGTGCTGTTTGTAATCAGGAGCAGGTCAGCCTCCTCTGTGCTGGTTGCCTTACGCATAGCAATGCGCTCAGGCGACTTCAAAAGATGACCAGACAGCAACGAGATTCTGTCGCTAATATACGATAGCTGTGTATCAGAATACAGGAATTCGTTGATAGACTTGCCTTGGCGCTGGATGTAAACAGAGCCAGTTTCCACAGACATAACCCGAGTACCAGGCTTAATCCCGTTTCGAGATACAGCCTTAAATGTGAATGTCAGCGGCGTGATTGGCTCAGTACCAGATTGCGGTACATAGAATTCGCCACCAGTGGTGAACACCTGGAAGTCTCGTGCGCTGATAATGTCTGTGATGACATTGAGCTCGTTCGTGTCCAGAGTTGCGTCAATCGCATCATCGTCCAAAGATTCTGTCGGAACAAAGTCAAAGAACAGATTGATCTTGCTTCCCCAGATCGTAGACGGACGCGACTTAGAGCCACCAAAGTAAAGCCGACCCTCGTGGAATGTGACGCTTCTGGGCCAGCCTTTTGAGCTAGACCAGACATCTTCGTAGCCAGTCTCAAGTTCCCAAGAACCGTTTGCAATGGCGCTGGTGTTGAAGAACGGGTATTCTGTGATTGCATCAACAGAAGTGCCGCTGTTGTAGCGCACAATCTTTGCCCGACCTTGCGGCTGAGCATTGACATACTGGTTCACATGACCAGATGTAAATACGCTTGAACTTGCTGTAAGCGTGATCTTTCCAGATACTGCACTTGGAGTGAGCGTACCAGCAGGGTTGCTTGTGCTTAGCGTGAATGCGTATTTGGGGATGCTATCAAATGTGATTGCCGTGGCTGTCCAGTCGGCATTGGTAACACCGCGCACGATCTTTGTTGGCTGCAAGTCAGGGTGAACAATAATCAGCGTGTCTGCCGATTGAGTCCAGCACATATCGTCCACCATGTCGCTGGTAACGCTGCTGATTGCCAGGTACGGATTACCTGAGCCATTGATGTTTGTGACAATAGCGCCGTTTCTGATGACATACATACGCTGGTGCGTGAAGCACAGCATATAGGTATCAGTGACGCTGAACTGGAATGGCACAAGACGAACACCGTTTCCTGCGCTTTCAGTGCCGGAATTTGGAAGTTCGTAGATGTACTTCATCCCAGGGCGGCGCTTGAAACCACCCTGCGGCTGGATGACTACATTGGTAGCCTTTGCCAGCGCATTGGGATAGGTCTGGAGATCAACCCTGGAGCGCAGCAACGGGTCGAGTTCACCCGTCGAAAAGTTAGTGATGACATCGACGAAGCGCGGCATCAGTACCTCACTGCGATAAGGCTGTAATCGTCAATGGCTCGGACAGGATTGTTTGCACCGTCGATCTGCATTGCAGTACGGAAATACCCACCACGACCATTCTCAGGGATAGCGCCAACGGCAACCTGTTGCCAGTACTGTGCGCGATCTGCCTGTTCTGTGATCGGCATGGCAAGATGCCAAGCCATCATGTATTTCAGAAGTTGGACAAAGTACTGCGGCATGGCATATTCGCCAACGCTGTACTGGTAATCAATGTAAACCTCAGTCAGATTGGTAAGCAACTGGTCGCCCTGGATTTCCCAATCACGCTGGACTGGTGAGCCAATGGCGCTGGAGTTGTAGACCGCACGAGGATTGGCGATTCTGTCGCCTGGAAGCTGGTAAGCATAACGCCAGACATTTGTTGGCTCTGTGAGCAACTGCGCCAGCTTGACCTTCTTGAGACTGAAAGTCCAAGGATAGCTAACAAGTGTCGAATCACGGATGTCAGAATACAGACGATCACAAGTATTTGATTCGTCTGTTCCATCATTGAAAGACGAGATTGCCTTTGCGCCGAGCATGATTAGAGCATCGGAGCAGATTGAGATTCCTGTGTCGCCAGCAGCCATGTTGACCTCTTAATGTGAGAAAGGCCAGCCCCCGATAAACTCAGAAGCTGGCCTATGCTTTACTAACTCCGATTAGTCGGAATCAGTTGCGGTGACGGTCAAACCGTCAGTCACATCGACAGTCGTGCCGTTGTTAGCATTAACCCACACAATGCTCATAGCGGCAGTGCCGCCTGTGCTGGTGTGACAGAAAATGATGTCGCCAACTTTGAGCAACGAAGCTGCGCTGTTGAAGTACCCAGCAGTGTTTACATCAGCGATTGCGTCAGCAGTCGTGTATGTCCACATTTGGGGGGCGTTGCCAGCTTTTGACTGACCACCAGCGGCATTCAAGCCAGTAGAAGAATAAGCCATGTTATCTACTCCTTATTCAGATTAGGATTCACGGCAAGTCAATTTAACGATGCCTTCATCGTCGATGGCGATAGCGCCAGCGGAGAAGACTTCGTTAACGAGCCAGCTTGTCTTCTCGGCGATGTAGTTGATCTCGGTACGCATACCGATACCTTCACCATAACCGATTGCAGACTTGTGGAAAGCAAAGCAAGTACGGTCGTTAGAACCGTCGATTGCCAGACCACCCTCGGAACGGTCACCAAGCACATGGAAGGTGAAGCCCAAGAAGGTGTTAATGTCGCCCTGAACCAAAGCCTTGACTGTGTTGAAGTCAGAGCTGGTAACAGAGGTTTCCGACAGCAGGTTTGCCAAGCCGTTGGCGTGGATGATGATGTGGCGGTCGTTGGGGTCAACATTGCCCTTGTCAAGCAGACGCTTGGCTTCGCGCAGTTTAGCCACATTCAGGTTGGTGTCAGTGCCACCGATGTCATTGCTGACGGTCAGGGAGGTGCTGGAAGCAGCAAGAGCGTCCAAGATCAGTTGATCTTGACGACGACCCATTGCGTTGGCAACCACTTGCACGAGCTCTTGACGCTCATCAAAGTTAACCTTGGCTTGGCTGAAGATGTCGCTGTATTCAGCAGCATTCCAGTCAGACAGGGTAAGGGTAACCGTAGAGAAACCCACATTCAGGGGAGTCACATCGGTCTGGGGGACGCGAGCAGTAGCAACGCCACGACCCACTTTCGGGAACTTGACAGTAGAACCTTCTACGCCACGACGAGCGCGAACAGCGCCAACCAGTTGGGCTTTGCCCTGGTAAGCCTGTTTAACTTCAGCGTCGAAAAGCGTAACAAAGGCATTCGAGAGAGAAATAGCCATTTGATTACCTCATTCGGTTGTTGGGACAGGTTTGACGCTTCGATAAGCCAGAAGGTTCTGGGTCGCTTGCTTGCTGCTTACGCCAGCCAATCGTCAGCTTCCGCTGCGGTCAAGGGTCGGTTTCCCGATATGCCTTGCCGACATTCTATTACATATTTTCCTAGTTGTGTCAACTATTTTTTGGCATAGCTTCCCCAAGGGTGGTAGCACCACGCCTTGCCCGATAGGGCCATATTTAGAATGACCCAACCCAGCACACCCAGGAGGTAGCGATTCATCCGATATTGGCTTGTCCCACCCATGTACCAATATCTACCTGAGTCCCTCGCTAAGAGGCTCATGGGGTTATCTAGGGGGAGTACCTAGCCCCGTGTTTCCTTCCACGCCACCCATACAGGTGCTTGCTATCGTGTGGAGTACGGATGTCGGGAAGGCAGTAAAAAAGCCGCTTAAGTAGAGCAACCTGGTCGAAACCCTCTGGATTAACCATTGGGCAAGATGCTCTCTTAAACGGCTTGATTTGTTGCTTTCGACGACAACGGTTTGGATTATAGGCAAAAAAATCCCCCATGCGTACATGAGGGAAAACCCCAAGGAAAGGAGACTTAGGGAACTAGGAGAAACTACTTAACAATCTGGTTAAACATCTTTTCAACCTTTTTGCGGTAGGCTGGGTCTGTCTGGTATTTCGGGTCTGCAACCATAGCATACAGATCGTCTTTACTGACAGCACCTTCTACTGGGATGGATTCTACTGGAATTCTGCCTTCATAGGCTTCTCGAATTTTCATTAAGGCTCGTAGACCCTGGGCAGTACCACCCATAACCTTGAACTCCTCAAAGTCCTCTGGAGCCCATACGCCCTTATTGACGAGCCCTCTGGCCCAGTCAACCATGCCATTGACAATGGCTGTTGCATTTGGCCCCAGTTTCTTCAGTTCTTCGTCAGAATCCACAGCTTCCACAATATCCGATGACTTGAGATTGCTCACCAGGTCATCAAATGCGGCTTGGCTCAGTCCGTGGTCTGCGGCGAACTTGGTCAGGCTCTCAGCCATTGGGTGATTCTCACCCTCGTCGCCAAAGGCTTTCAGGTTGTATTTCCCGTCTGCTGGCGCGTTCTGGCTGATCTTCTTTCGCAGGTCTTTCCAAGACTTTGCAATGCCCTCCAGATCGGGCATATTTTCGTCTTTCTTCCAGAAGTTCTCAGGCCAGAAATCAGGCCGTTCCAGCACATCATCCTCGGATGCGGCTGGGCTAGCCTTGTGGTCAATCTCAGTAGCCTGTGGGTTCTCTGTGGTGCTGTTGTCAGTAGCTTGCACATTGTCCAATAGGCCACCTGTGGTGGGTTCGACAGTTGCTGCTTCAGTGGTCAAATTTGCCTCGCTTGGTTAATCCTCGCCTCAATATCCATCACCAGCATTCTCTGCCCATCAGCATAGAAAGCGTGTGAAGGGTCTGCCCCAGGCAAGGCTATGGGGACATTCACATACATCTGACGGAGCCATTCCAGCAGCTTTTGACCATCCTCGCTGCCAAATACCCGCAGACATAACCGCGCTATATCTTCGCGCTGTTGCTTGGCTTCCCTGATGTCCTCAGAGTAGTCCTGTTTCTCCAGATCATCCCACCCACTCAAGCTGCTG